AGTCTCTATTTTCATACTCTACTCCTAATATTCTAACATCAATTGGCATAGAAAGCAAGATATCTTCCAAATCTTTTTCAGTTTGGTAAACTACAATTTCGTCTACATATCGTGTGGCCTGTAGTTGTATTTGACGTTCAACGATAGATTGAACTGGTGAATTTTTGGTTGCACGGTCTAAGGTAGGATCTGTTTGTAGGCCTGCTATAAGATAATCGCAGTGATTTTTGGCTTCAGATAACATGGCAATATGACCTGCGTGTAGCAAATCAAATGTACTAAAAGTTATTCCTATTTTAAGACCTTGTGCTTTGAGTTCTTTTATTTTATTGAATATCATTCATCACTTTCTAACTTAACAACAAGAGGAAATCCTTCCGCTCTTGCTAACCTAGTAACTTCCACACCTTTTTGTTCAGCAAGTTCATATGGAAAAATGCCTGCTACTCCACTTCCATTTTCATGAATATATTTGGCGATACCTTCTGCCGCATCCATGCTGTGATTAAAAAATTTAGTCAATGTACTAACAACAAAATCAAATGTTGTAGAATCATCATTTAAATAAATGACTTTATACATTGATGGTTCCTTAATCATAGTGTTTGGAACGTTTTTTGTTTTAGTCGCAACTTTTCCCATCTTACCCCTTCGTGTGTTAGTTGTTGGGGGACGATTCGTCCCCCTATATTACTTATTATACTACTTCTGAAAAGTAATAGCAATCTTTTTTGGCTTAGCACTTTCAGGAACAATATGTTCAAGGGTTACTGCTAACACGCCATTCTTTACACTAGCACCCTGTACTTCTACATTTTCTGCTAGAGCAAATGTTCTTAAGAAGTTGCGATAGGCAATACCTTGATGTAGGTATTCAGGACCGTCTTCTTCTTTAGACTGCTTTTCACCTTTTACGATCAATTCGCCGTCTTTAACTTCTACGTCTAGTTCTGACTCTTCAAAGCCAGCAACTGCTACTTCAATAACGTAGGTGTTTTCACCACTTTTAATAATATTATACGGTGGATAATTAGTACCGTTTAAGGTACCTGCTGTTTTAGTAAGCTCGTCGAACATACGATCAAACCCTACAGCAAATCTACTGATACTTGGAATATCTAAACTATTTACATATACTTGTTTCATTTTAAGTCTCCTTATTAAGCAAGATTATTTTGATGACCCTTTATCGGCATCATCGTCCTTTACTTCTGTAAAATCAGCATCTACTACATTGTCGTCTGTAGTTTCACTACCAGACTCTTGTTGAGGTTGCTGAGCCTTAGCCACTGCTTCAAGCAATGGTTTGCAACTTTCAATACTATCTTGTACTGCTTTATCGATAGCATCTTTATCGTTGCCTTTTATGGCTTCTTCAATTGAAGCCAAAGCCTTTTCAACACTAGCAACATCTTCTGCTGACAGTGTTTCCTTGTGTGTTTCTAACTCTTTTTTAAGTTGTGCCACTTGTGCATCTGCAGAATTACGAGCAGTTACAAGTTCAACTTGTTTTTTATCTGCTTCTGCGTTTGCTTCTGCATCTTGAACCATTTTTTCAATTTCTTCTTCACTTAATCCTGAGTTTGCTTTGATAGTAACGTTGTTTTCTTTGCCAGTGTTTTTGTCTTTTGCTGACACTTTAAGAATACCGTTAGCATCAATATCAAGTGTAACTTCAATCTGTGGCATACCTCTTGGTGCAGGATCAATACCTTCAAGATTAAATTCACCCAGTTTCTTGTTGTGTTGAACTAGTTCACGTTCACCTTGGAACACATTAATAGTAACTGCTGGTTGGTTGTCGTCCGCAGTTGAGAATGTTTGACTAGCCTTAGTAGGAATAGTAGTATTCTTTTTAATAAGTTTAGTCATAACACCACCAAGTGTTTCAATACCTAGTGATAATGGTGTAACATCTAACAATAACACATCGTTAGTATCACCTGATAACACTGAACCTTGAATTGCGGCACCTACTGCTACTGCTTCATCTGGATTGACATCTTTACGTGGTGCTTTACCAAAGTATGCTTCTACTGCTTTCTGTACAGCAGGCATACGTGTTTGCCCTCCAACTAGAATAACATCAGTGATGTCATTTAAACTAACACCTGAATCTTTAACAGCAACTTTACACGGTTCAATTGAACGTTTAATTAAATCTTCTACTAGACTTTCAAACTTAGCACGAGTAATTTTTACGTTTAAGTGCTTAGGACCACTAGCGTCTGCTGTGATGTAAGGTAAGTTAACGTCTGTTTGGCTGTTGCTTGAAAGTTCTACTTTTGCTTTTTCGGCACCTTCTTTCAAACGCTGTAACGCCATTTGATCTTTAGTTAAATCAACACCCTGTTCTTTTTTAAATTCATCTACTAGGTAGTCCATGATACGTTGATCAAAGTCTTCACCACCTAAAAATGTATCACCATTGGTTGCTAGTACTTCAAATTGTTTTTCACCATCAATATCTGTTACTTCAATAATTGAAATATCAAAAGTACCGCCACCTAGGTCGTACACAGCAATCTTACGATCTCCTTTTTCGCCTTTGTCTAAGCCAAATGCCAATGCGGCCGCTGTTGGTTCGTTGATAATACGTTTAACATCAAGTCCAGCAATTTTACCAGCGTCTTTAGTTGCTTGTCTTTGGCTGTCATTGAAGTAAGCAGGTACAGTGACTACTGCTTCTGTAACAGCATGTCCAAGGTATTCTTCAGCAGTCTTTTTCATTTTCTTAAGAACTTCTGCTGAAATTTGTGGTGGTGCTAGTTCTTTATCGTTTACTTTGACCCACGCATCACCATTTGAATTTTTTACAATTTCGTATGGCATCAAGTCAATGTCTTTTTGCACTGCTTGTTCATCATACTTACGTCCAATTAGACGTTTACTAGCATACACTGTGTTTTTTGGATTAGTTACTGCTTGTCGTTTAGCAGGTGCACCTACTAGTGTGTCTGAATCTGTATAGGCGACAACACTAGGTGTAGTTCTAGCACCTTCTGCATTTTCAATAACTTTTGGATTTTTGTTTTCTAAGATAGCAACACATGAATTTGTGGTGCCCAAATCAATACCTATGATTTTACTCATTTCGCTCTCCTTATATTAAGCAAGATTAATTAATGTAAGACCCGAAGCATCTTACATAATTTATTTATCATGTATATATTATAAATTTAAAAAACTATTTTGTCAATAGTAGACTTGCCAATTTTTGCTGTTTATAATGGTTAACAAAGTCTTGTGTCTGTTGAATAACTTGTGGTTGATCTAAAGGATTTTTACCACTATATGTCATAGCAAATATATCGTCAAGTTTATAACCTAGGCCGGCAATAGCAAATGCTGTCCAGGCATCAACATGTTTATATGGATTACTTTTTTGATTAATTTCAAATACAAAGTCGGCCGCTGTGATACTGTCAAAGTTTTTATTTTTCCATAAGATTATGTTTTTAAACCATTTTAATCCAAAACTTAGTTTTTCAATTTCTTTTTCGTATCGCTGTTCGTCTTCTTTGTTCATTGGAGTATATCCATACATTAAGTAGTTGTCTGTAAAGTATGAATGGTAAACTGTTTCGTCATGTTTAGGAATAATTAAAGGATTAAAACTCCAAAAATCTAATGCTTGTTCACGTATAATCCAGTCAACACTTTCCATAATTTCTTCTTTAGTTTCATACGGTAAGCCAACTATAAACGTTGAATTTAAGAATAAATTAGGATACTGCTTTCTCATTTTAAGTATGCCCTCTTTCATCTTATCAGGGTTCATACCTTTACCAATTATTTTTCCTGCTTTTTCATTAAACGTTTCAATACCAAAGTGGAACGCTCTAAAACCAGCATCAACTAGCATTTTAGTTTGGTGTGGTTTGTTAACTAATAGATCTGCTCTCATGTAGCCCATTAGTTCTAATTTAAAAGGTAAGCGTTTACTAATTTCTAATAACAGTTCACACTTTTCATCAGTGTCATTGATAGTATCTTCAACAATAAAATATCTAAATGTTCCATAGTCTTTGTAATTTTTGAGCAGTTCTTCTTCTACTTCTTTAATGTCTCTAAGGTAATCTAATTTCTTTTTGCCAATCAATGGAAAGTCACAGAACTTACATTTAAACACACAACCTCTAGCAGTTTCGATGCTCATAACTTCAGTTGAATCAACAAAATCATTTGGTTGATATGCAATATCTAAGTTACTAAGATCAGTTACTCGATAATCTTTCAATGTGTTAATTACACGATTGCCTCTGACTTCTTGATATTTTAATTCTTTAGTTGGATCTTTAAGATGCTCAACTAGAGCAGTCATTGCTTCTTCACCTGCTCCTTCAATATAATAGTCAGCACCGTTAAACCCTTTTTGCAAAGTTTTATTTCCACCAACTACAATTGGTACCTTAGGATGTTTTAGTTTAATATAATTACGAATCGTGTCAAATTCTTCAACTCCACTGAACATTAGGCTACAACTAAAAGCAACAAATATTGTTTCTGTATCAACTGCTCTATCAATTACCTGTTTTAGTTCGTCATGAGTCCAGTCTAGATAAAAATCTATAACTTCAGTTTTAATGTTGTGCTGAGTTCTAAGAAGTGTTGCTATTCTGTGAGCGCCTGGCGCTCTTAGGAGGCCTAATCGGTCGGATTGATACTTATTGTCCGCAAATATAACTGCATTCATTAATAAAGTTTTTTAGGTAGTGTCTGACTTTGTAATTGTCTACGCCATCTTTGTTTAGCGGCCGCTTTTTTACGTTTACGAACTGATGTAGGCTTTTCGTAAAACTGCTTGTCTCTAAGATCATTTAATAATCCAAAGTTTTGCACAGTTTTTTTAAAACGACGTAGTGCTTGATCTACGTTATCGTTTTTAACATACGTTAGCGTACCTTTTACCATTGACTCTTTTGCCAAAATATACGATTCCTTATAATATATAGTGTTTATTTAGTGTCTTTATCAACGAAGTATGTTAATAATTCTTCTGATGATTCAAACTTTATTACACTTCTACTATCTATTATAACATCGCTAGAACGATTAATCAACCATTTGTCAATATTTTGGCTAAAATCGTCTAACCATTTTTTATCGTTTTCTTTACGATAAAGGTATATATCATAATCCTGTTGGCTAGTTTTGCAGAACAATCCAAGTTGTTCTACTTCGTGTTCTGTAGCATCAATTACTGCTACTGTTTCATTTGAACTTTTGTCTACAACACTTGGAAATGTTATAAACCTACTATGAAATTCCTTTTGCATCAATATATCTCGCTAATTGTTCTCTTTCTATGTCGCTTAACATGTCAATATCATACTGACCACTTCTAACACCTTCTACCAGATGCTGTAGATAAAGTTCATTGTAAGCGTAACTTGAACTTTGTGTTTTATCAACTTCTATCCACTTTTTACCGTTCCACTTATATAGTATACTAGGTAATTGGTCAACTCGCAAGAACATATCGCCTTTATTTGGTAATTCTGGAAATTTAGATCCAAATCCTGCGTGTCCACTATTTAGAGTATCGTTTCCGTTATTATCTGCTTGTATTGAAAAATCAGGAACTTGTAATGGCTTCCACCCTTGGTGTACTGGTTCATCGCTCGTAGAAGATTTTGGACGTACAGTCTTAGGTGCAGGATCGTAGTCCTCTTTAGCGTTGGCATTGTGTATAGGTTTTTCAATACCGACTAATTTGATATTCTCAACTTCTTTGATTACTTCTCGTTCAACTACCTTTTCGACTGGAACTTCAACTGTAACTTCTTTTGGTTTTTTATCTAACTCGCTAAGTGCCCATTCTAATCTTTTTAAGGCAGTCCTATACTTTTCCCACAAAGAGTCAAGAGACTCTTGGTGTTTGTTAGCCATCAGATAAGCGTTGCTCTATTTTTGCTTCAAGTTCTTTAATATCATTAGGCATAGTGAAATCAATGTCAGCATCAGCTCGTAATGCTTCGTTTTCATCTAAAGCAGAGTTCAAATCATTTAATGATTTGCGATACTTGGCCCATATATTATCTAATGCTTCTTGTGGTTTTGCCATGTTATTTCTCCAATTTACTTTCAACTTGTTTTTCAAGTTTTTCAATATCTTTAGGAGTAGAATCATCTACATCTGCGTCAACAACTTCTACTCTTTCGATAATTTTAGTTTTACCTGGTTCAACATAGTTGTCACCTCTACCATGTTGGAATGCGTACTGTGATGCTATTAATAATCCAACTGCTAGTGGGTCAAATACAAATATAATCATTATGATAACCCAACGCACAGCGGCCTCTAGCATGTTCTTATCAGCTACATCACCGTAGACAAACTCAGCGATGTATTTGATTGGTCCTACTTCTGCTTCTAACTTTCTGTATTCCTTTTCGAATACCATCTTGTCTTCACGAACAACATCAATTTTCTTTTGCTCTGCTTCAATACTGTTCTCTAATTCAACAATACGCTTGTCAATGTTTTTAACCTTTGACTTGCTTTCGTTACGCACAGAATTAATTCTTTTGTTTAACTCTGCAATATCTTTGGCATACTTCTTATCAATTGCCGCAAGTTTTTTATCACGATCTGCTCTAGCTTCATCACTTTCTTTTTGTTCTACGTCTTTGGCTTTTTTAACTTCTGCATTGTATTTTGATTCACCACCCCATGCTTCTAGTAGTGGTTCAGCCGCTTTGATTTCAGCATCACGTCTATCCTGTGCCTGTTTAATACGATTGTCTGCATCTTTACGCACAGCATCTTTTTCTGATTTAATAGTTGCTCTAATATCTTTTAGTGCGTCAGTGTCACCGGCAACAATAGCAGTTTCACCTCCGGTTGCACCACCAAGCAGTCTATCCATCTCTTCTTGCCAGCGTTTAATCTTAGCATCACTTCTAGTAATTTTTTCATCAATGGTTTCTATCTGTGCTGATTGTTCCTCACTTAGACTTGTTTGTTCAATGTGTGCTTTTGAGAGGAACCCAAAGATTCCCATTGATGTAATAAACATTAAGAATAGAACTGCTATAGCCAGATATGTTTTTAACCAACGTGTAGTCATGTGCCAGTATCTGTGTAGGTATACTGCTGTTACTAATTTACCAACTTCTAAAGCCACACCCATGATAATAATTGCTGTTGCTGAGGCGGCGAAAATAGCCACAAGCCCGGCCACTGAATACCATACAGCCACAGCTGATATGCTTAATCCTGATAGTAAGGTTAAGAATGGTATAACATATTTGTCTGTTATTGTAAGTTTCGTCATAGTTAATTATTTAAGAATGCTTTTGTTAGTATAACAAGAAGTTTTAATAAAATCAAGTGAATTATGTGTCGTTTTCGACGAGAAGTATATCAAATGCGGCTGTTATACGTGAGTTATTACTACGCACAGTTGCTCTAACATCAATATCTGTTTTTTCTGGTAGTGCTGGTGGAAATGGAAATTCATGTATGTACTGTCCGCCTGTGCCAACTACTTCAAATGTGTGTGCTACACGGAAAGTTGTACCTACTGTATTATATCTAGCATACATGTAGCCTGTAGCATCACCGCCCGATTGAATACTGGCTACACCTTTGTGTAAGTAGCCTGTATAACCAGCTGGTATTGTATAAACTGCCATTAGTGTTTGTCCATTTGTGGCACCAATACGAGCAACAGTGGTACCACCCGCGGCTCCTGCTTCAATGTCAACATCACCTACGTTAGTTGAGGCTGATGATGATGTAACAAACGCTCTGTTTACTCTACGGAATAGTTTAGTGCCAACTTGATCAGCACCTGTGATTGTGATTTCTTCTTCCTGTACGTTCCAGTTACTATCAAGTCCTTGTACTGTGACTACCAGGCCATTGTCACTGGCATTGTTGCGTTCTACGTTTACCACTGCTGGTGTGTCTAACGCTGTCCAAGGATATAGTGTATCATTAACGTCCCAGAGACTTCCTGTTTGGTTAATAGACATCTGAGGAGTAGCACCGAACTTATGAACATAGGTTTGTCCGTCAAGTGCACCTTGACTTACTAATAAGCCATGTTCAAAATTCTTACGTGTGGCCATTTACTATAAACCCCACTTGTTGCTTAGGTAGTTTTCAACGTTCTGTATCTCAGCTGAGGTTAATGTTTTATTAAACAATACTGCTTCTGCTATGTAACCTTCCATGCCCATAGTCTTAGTAATATCATTACCCATAATAAAAACATTGTTTACTGGACTAGTTAGAGTTCCAACGGTGCCTGTGAAAGAAAGTGTCTGTGCTGATTTGTTTACTCTATAAACTAGTCTTGACTCATTATCTGCTCCAGTTCCATCAAATGTTACACTGTGTAATGTCCAACTAGTTGTAGCAACATTGGCCACAGTACCTGTTGCGCCATTCATTCCCACTGTCATTGATGTTCCGTCTGAAAATAATCTTAAATCATTGTCATTGGTTGATCCTATGTATTGAACTCCAGTTGTATCTGCTAACTGGCTAACAAAGAAAACTGTAAATCCAGGTTGTGATGCCAAATCAGTAAACGGATTAATTGTTAAGTTATCATTGCCATCAAATTCTACGTAGCCGTTACCTGCTAATGGTACAGTATTTTCGTAATTTGGTTTAGATGTTCCGCCATTTGGATTGGCGTTATGTGCTAGGACTGATTTATCAGTCCATTGAGTAATTTGTCCTTCATCTGTAGCACTTGGAATTAATGTATCGGTATCAGCCGCATCATACCAAAATTGTAATGTTATAAATGTACTTGGTGCAACAGCTTCTTCTGGATCAGTTGCCGGAGTAACTAAAACAATAACAGCATCTTCGCCCCATGGACGTCCTTGGGTTAACGTTCCACCTGGGCCATTTGGATTATCAACTATAACATTACCACTGTATACTGTTGGTAATAGATCTATATCTAAAACGTTTAATGTTCTTGCCCATGGTTGACTAACATTGGCGTTACCTGTCCAGGTGCCATCAAGAGCAACAACTTTGCCTTGGCGTTTTGCTTCAGCCATAGCAAGTTTGGTTGTCTGTTTAAGTTCTTTTGATGATAATGTTGATATTCCGTTTGAAGCCATTTTGGTTCCATTTCCGTTAACTTTTAGTTATTTATCTTGAAATCGTTCTAGAAAGACTATATAATAGTAGTATGAAAATAAAGATTCCAAATAAGTTTAAATTTGTGGATACCGTATTGCACGATGTCGCAGAAGCATTTAAATTTGATACTCCTGAAAAGAATCTACATTTGGCTAATAAAATGATAGAGTTTATGAAACAGTCAAATGGTATTGGACTTGCGGCTCCACAGATTGGTATATCAGCCAGAGTATTTGTGATGCAGACTAAGTTTGACACTGGCGGTATGGCCATGCACTGTTTCAATCCTCGTATTATAAGTCACGGTAACCAATATGCTCAAATTGAAGAAGGATGTTTGAGTTTTCCTGGTGAGACTATGGTTATCAAACGTCCTGCAGAAATAGAAGTAGAATATCACAATCATAAAGGTGATTTAATACAAGCACGGCTTTGGGGTATCAATGCAATCTGCTTTCAGCATGAACTAGATCACTTAGATGGAATTGTGATGCACGATCGTTTTAAAGAACAAAATGACATCAATTAAAGTCAAGTGGAACAGTCGTATGACTTTAGGATGGTGGAACGAATGTTGTGCCTGGTGCTGTGAGCAGTATGGGCTACCAGGTGACAAATATACTACTGAAGTTGCTCCAGACTATATGGTGTTCACTTTTAGAGAGGACAAAGACGCAGAATTCTTTGCACTTAAATGGGCAAGTTAGTTTTATTACTAGCAGTTCTGCTGACACAAGGTTGTACTTTAATAGTTACTACGTTTGAAATAGGTGGTGCGGCCGCAACAGCAGAAAGTGCTAGTACAGCAGTAGAAGTAGCACAGGCATTGGATATAGCAGGCACAGCAGGAGATGTTGTTAGCGTTAAGGAAACAGGAAAGACATTGAGTGATCATGTGGTAAGTGGGCTAACAGGTAAAGACTGTAGACTGATACGCAAAGTAAGAGGTCGTGGCGACTACTGTGAAATACCCTTACCTAATCTAAACACTCGAAACAAAATAAAAGTATTTCAAATAGTAGAAGGTATACGTCCTGTCAATGGTAAGATGGGTCCTTTAACTAGACAGGCATATTGGAACTATGAACATGAAGTTAAGTCATGGGATTCAAAGATATATGATAAGTTGCCTAAGACAGCACCTGAAATAATCCGATTACAAAAAGACAATGGATTGGAGCCTATTGGTGAAATAGGTCCTAGAACTACACGACTACTGATAAAACTTTTTAAAGAATTAAAAAACTAGTGTAGAGTATGTCCTGCTGAGCTTAACGAACTCTTATCTTCTAAGAAATCCATTAAATCACGAATGCCTTCGCTCATATCAGTTTCTATAGATGGTAATAAGATTGATTTAACTGAACCGTCTGGTTTGACAACAAAAACATAATCTTCATCAGTGATTTCATCTGCGAGATCTAATTCTGCTTCTTCCCATTCTAAACCGCCTTCTTTTAACTGCGCCATCTCCTGTCTCCTCTAGATGTCTTATGTTGCGATTAACCTGTTGTTCAAGATCTTTAACTACTGGATGTGTTTTGCCAAATGCTTTTTGATAAGATTTAAAGTCTTTGTTTACTTCAGGCTTAATAATACTTAGCCTTTTTGTTTCAATATAATATCGTACTGAAATGTTTACAGCGTATGCTTCTATTTCATCAGGATTGCTTAGGTATACTTGTTCATCACGCTTTTTATCTGACTTTCCGTGCAGTTGTGGTTTAAATTTACATTCTTTAAACTTTCTACTTCTAAATTGTTTAAGGTGTGTGTATTCGTGTACTAGAGTCTCAACTAGATCCAAAGCCATAATTTTGGCCTTATTTTCTGTCATTTTCCACTGTTTTTTGTTGTCTAAACAACTAAAATAGTCTATTCTGAAGGGCTTTTTTCCTTGTTCGTCAAGTTCAACATCATACTCTGCACCAAATGCCCAATCACCAGGATCTAAGATTTCACAACCACTATAATGCTTTATTTTTACTGGGTGTCCTTTTCTATTAAGAAATCTTGAAAGTTGATTTGTAAACGTTTTGTTAGTTAGTTGTTTTGAAGCCAAAGAAATTAACCAATCGTACAATTGATCATATTCATGTATTGGATTTAGATCCAATTTAGCCTCCTAATAGTTTACTCGCTGAATTAGTTTTTAAACTACCGTCATCGTCTACGTATGTTGGCAATCCTTCAAATGGATTAGTTGATGGTTGTGGTAGGCCATTTGCGGCAAATATTCTATTGTTATTGCCTTCTATCAAACTGGCTTTAACGCCTTCTCCATATTTGGTACTTGTGTTAGCCATACTCATCAGTACTCCACCAGTACCGTTAGTTGACAGGTCTTTACCGTAAGTGTGTAAGTTTGTAGCAAAGCCCATTGAACCTGCTAGGTTTTGTGTTCGTGCGCCTGACGTTGCTTGTATCCCGGCCGCATCAGCAAACCCCACTGACGTAGCAACACTGGCTTCAATTTCTGCAATTTCTTCAGCTGACATCTCACCGCCTGATGCGGCTATCTTATCAATGACATCGTTTCCGGCAACAGGACCTAACATGTCTCTTACTGTAGGTAACTTGCTTGATGTTGAATAACCACTGACTCCAATCATATTACCTAATTGAGTGTTCAGAGTACTGTCAGTCATCATGCTGTTTAGATCAGGATGTGCCTCATTGTTTAATGGTGTTTCTGCTAATTTAATACCACCAAACATACCAGGAGCCGCACTAGCATTAATCATACGTCCGCCGCCCATGTCACCTAGTTTAGTTCCGATTGAACTTAATGGATTAGTCGCTCCGGCCGCTGACTCAATTCCCATACCACCAAAGTCTAATCCTTTTAAGTCTGCTGGCGGGGCTGTTTTTGTAGGATCACCTAGATCTTTAAGACTTTGTATTCCTCCGCCACCTTCACCAGGCTGAGCTAATTGTCCGCCACCAAATCCAGTTGCACCTGCATCAAATCCGCCAACTCCAAGTTGTGATGTTGCCGCTTGATTTTGCGATAATGAAGTTGCACCAGGCGATGTACTATATGATGGTGAACTTGGTATACCACCAAAACTTGGAGTTTGATATAAACTTGAATCACTACCTGAATATGTTGGTAAATCAGCAAATGGGTCAGTTCCAAACTGCTCAGCACTAGCATTAAGTGCCGCCGGATCATTTATATTTCCTAACACTCCTTCAATTCTATCTTTATATGCAGGATTATGTATGTCATTAAGATTGACACCTTGGTCTTTTAGTGCTTTATTGAGCCCAGTAGCATTACCAAGTTTGTTATTGTTTAGTCCTTCAACTATACCACCTGGTGTGCCTAGATTTTTTATTTCAACTCCATTAAATAATCCACCAGTTGAATTAATGGCCGCTCCTGCACCTTTCAAATCACCAAATGAATTAGTTAACCCTCTGTCACCCATACTGCCCATATCTTTTACACCTTGCCCAAAAGATGAAAAGTCTGTGCCTGCTAGATTTTGTTGAGTAAGCATGATGTCATGACTATCTCTGATATGACTATCACACTGTGCTACAATAGAACCAAATCCTCCACAATCATTTTTGTTAAACAATTTTGCTTGACCGTTTTGTAAATTAGTTAGTGCAGTTTGTGCCGCGGCTTGATTTGGGTTTGTTACATCAGCGGCGATAGCGGCCAGTTTATCTTCTACTAGTTTTACGTTAGGTGCTTTGTCAATAGCAGAACCATCACTTTTGTGTATGCCAATCATAGCAGTCATAGTTGCTGGTGTTAGACTGCCTTTAGGTTTACCAACAGTGTTATATTGATTTTCAGAAACCACTGTTGCATTTCTAGCTGTAGCGATTAAGTCTGCCATTTTGTGTTACCTACTTAACAATACTAATTCCACTACCATCTGGAGTTTCAATACCAGTTGTAGTTTTAATATAATGTTTTTCCATTTCGTTAATAGTTCTTGTTGAAAGCATAACATGTGTTTTGCTTAGAGTCACAGTATGATTTTCTAAGTCGCCAGTGAATAAACTCTGCATTAGCCCAATCCCCTGCTGACTTGGTACAACTGTACATGGCTTGTTAACCACGTAACCATTATCTGTTTCTTCAACAACTTTTGCTATTAACTCGTCCCCATTGACGATCTTGAAAGATACAATAGTATCCTTTTCATATTTTTTTGAATTAAGCATTTATTACCTCTTTTAATTGTTCTGGTGATAATTTTGCTAGTCCTTGATATCCACCTTCTACAAAGATATCATCACCTTTATAAATTTGTGGGACTGACCTATGCCCTTGATTAATCAACCACTCTCTTTGTTCTGGATCTTCTTCAATGTTAACAACTTCAAATGGAATATTGTTAGACTCTAATAAGTGCTTTGCTTTGTCGCAGTAAGGACAGTTTGTTTTTGAAAATACTTTTAACATTTTTTTCTCCCTTATAAAGATGGTAAAGCATCATAGTCGACTGTTTCACTCATTACGCCAATAACATAATTAGTTGATTCATTTTCTTGTAATGCTGTTTGTTTTTTACTTGTATCACTGTGTTTATTAAACCACGGAATTGGTGTTGTCTTAGGAGCAGGGTTCCAATACTTGATACCAATGTCTTTTAACGCACTAACCGCAGTATAATCTACAAAATCTTTAAGAATGTTTTCATTGAGTCCAATAACAGGTCCTTTCTTAAATAGATAGTCAGCCCATTTCTTTTCTTCAGCAATAACATCTTCGTACATTTTCTGTACTTCTGCTTCGCACTCTTTTGCTACTTTAGCAAAACGTTTATCTTCTTTAACCACTTGATTAATCATCCAAGCAGTCCATTCTTTGTGTAGTAATTCGTCTTGTAAAATTAAACTAATAATGTTACCATTACCAATAAAGATTTTATTTTCTACCATAGCTAGTGATGTAGCAAATGACACCATAAAGCGGAATGCTTCTAGACCATAACTAGCATTCAGAGCTAACCAAATTGCTTTGACATGATCTTGTTCATCAATCTTGTGTCCTAGTTCTTTCTTACAGTTAATAACATGTAGTTTGTCATAGTAGTCACCGATGTCACTGGCCATATCAATAATTTCTTGTGTGTCATGGATAGTGTTAAAAATATCTTTAGGTACATTATAAATGTTACGAATAATGTGACTGTATGAACGTGAGTGTATGTTAGTTTCAAAGAACGACCAATTATAAACCAATGCTTCTAATTCTGGCAAGCCAACAACAGGAGTAAACACCTGACTTGGTGCTCTACCTTGTAAACTATCCAATGCTGTTTGACGCAATAAGTTTGATGTAAAGATATGACGAACTGCATCACTAGCATCTTTAAAGTCTTGACTGTCTTTAGTTAATGAAACTTCTTCTGGTACCCAAAAGAAACCTCTTGCTGTTTGTTCTAGTTTAACTGCCTTGTTGTATTTTACTTCTTCAAATCTTTGTATGGTTACTGGTCCTTGTGGATCAAGGAACATTTGTCTATTTAAATAATCTGTTTTTTTCTTTAGGTCGTATTGTTCTTTACTCATTATAGTTTACATGCCTCGCAATCTTCTTCTTCTTCAATTAAATTTGTCCCTATACTCTGTGAAAGATATTGCGCCGCAATTTCTTCCGCTTCAGAGCTTTTAGACCCCGCTTTGTTGATAAGACTGTAATAGAAAGTCTTTAGTCCCCACTGATGTGCCTGCATTAGGTTTTTAGCAATAAGTGTAGTTGGTATTTTATTATCCTTAAAATGTGCTGGATTATAAAACGTATTTGTACTTATGCTTTGATCAACATAAGCGGCCAAGACGGCGGCTGTTTTGAGATAATCTGTACAATCAGTTTGTTCCCACATCAATTGATATTTATTTTTTAGTCTATTATATTCTGGTACTACCTGTATAAACGATCCTGCTTTTGATTCTTTAACTGAAATCAAACTCATTGGCATTTCAATACCGTTAGTTGAGTTAATAACAACACTAGAACTTTCTACTGGAGCAATAGCCATTAAAGTACCATTACGTACACCATACTGTCTCATTTGACTTCTTAGTTCTTCCCAATCAAGTTCTCTAGTTGGAGTAAAGTCTGCTAGTTTGTTAACAGCTTTAGCTCTTAACTCCCAAGGAAATATTCCTTGTCCGTATCTAGTTAATTCTGAATGTGTACAAGCACCACGCTCTTTAGCAAGTTCAACTGATGCTTCAGTTAAGAAAAATGCCTGATGTTCCATCCAGGTTTTAACTTCTTGTAATGCTTCTGATTCTCCATACTTAAGACTACGTTTAGCATGCCAATATGCTAAGTTAGTAACACCAATACCTAAAGGTGATATTTCGTCATTACTTAATTTACTTTGTATACTTAAGAAATCTTGATAGTCTAAGATATTACACAAACTACGTTGTAAAATTCTACATGCTCTACGCATGTCTTCTGGGTTACGGAATGAACCCCAGTTGATACTACCTAAGGTACATAAAGCAATTCTTCCTTCTTCGTCATCTAAACGTTTAAATGGTTTAGTGGGCAGTAAGATTTCACAACATAAGTTTGATTGATATATTGTATGATGTTTTGGATCAAATGGTCCTTGATTCATAACATTATCTACAAACACAAGATAAATTCTACCTGTATCTGTACGTTCTTTCAATATTCCTGATTTAAATACTTCTTCAGCTGACATAGTCTTTTTACGTAGACTAGTTTTACGTTCGTACTTGACATACAGTTCTTCAAACAGTTTAGTGTCATTATAAAATGCTTCATATAAATCTGGCACTTCGTTTGGATCAAAGAAAGTAATATTTTCTTTATTTTTAAAACGTCTCCAAAAGAACGCATTTAAACACACACCATAGTCCATATGGCGTACACGAGTCTCTTCTGTACCTTGATTGTTTTTAAGTACAATTAAGTCATCAAACTGATAATGCCAAATAGGATAAAATACACTTGCTGATGCGTTACGGATACCACCTTGACTACATGAACGTAAATCACCAAACCATTTCTTTAAGAAAGGAATCATACCAGTGTGCATGATCTCTCCACCACGGATAGGTGCTCCTAATGGACGTAGTCTGCCAATTTCTAAACCAATGCCTGCACGTTTACTAGCATACTTGGCCATCATCTCACCTGAGGCAAAAATACTATCTAAGTCATCGTCTGATTTAATTAACACGCATGAACTAAATTGTTTTGTAGGAGTACCTAGGCCTGCTAGTACCGGTGTTGCTAGTGTAAACAATCCCTCACTAGCACAGACATAATAGTCTTTAATAAACTTTAATCTCTGTTGTGGATTTTCATTGTGAAACACCGTTGCGGCCGCTATCATATAACGGATCTGTGGTGTTTCATAAATTGTTTTTGTAGCACGATTACGCACAAGATATTTTTCAATCATCTGCTCAATAGCGGCATAACTATAATCTTCGTCTTTAGAATGGTCAATAAATTTTTCCATCTTGTCCCATTCTTCTTCTGTGTACCACTCTAATAAATCAGGAGTATATAATCCTGTAGCAATATTTGTTTTTACTATGTCGTAGAGGCGGGGAGGTTGATATGAGCCATATACATCTTTTCTTAACATTGAAAGGCGTTGCTTACCTGCTACGTATTGATAATTAGTATGCCCTACTTCTGGTTCGTGTTCTACATCAATTAAGTCTACAATAGCACGTAGAGTTATTTCATCAATTTCTCTTGTAGTAATGCCATCATAAAAATGTGGTTGGCTTTTAATTTCAATCATTGACTGACTGACGTCAGCAATTCCTTGACAGACTTTAGCTACTTGGTTTTGCCACTTGGTAAGATCGAGCTTTACTAAATTGCCACTTCTCTTTTTTACTTGAATATCAACATTCACGTTTTGATAACCTCTTTGTTATTTGATTGATTAATATCTGTCTAGATTTAAGTCTTTTTCCTTATATCTGTGTAATAGTTTTACATCAGTTTCTTTCTCTATATCACTTGTATTTACTATCTCGTATGGCCACCAATTAAGAATATATTTCCCATTTTTTAACCAAACTACATTGTGTCTTTCCTTTGTTTTGTAGTCATAGTATATACGTATTTCCGGGTGTGAATTTTTATGTTCACTAAAGTATATAGTATACAATATTCCTAATGCTTTTGCAAGATCACAATAGTAATTTTCGGCTAACATTGTCCATGGATCTGGCCATTCTTTTGGATCGTTTGGATTGACATAATAATTGATATATGGAGCACCACCCCACATATTGGCTACTTCACTGACTGCACTGTCAAGAGATAACTGACCTATTTCCTTGCGGAAATCTTTCCACATGTTAAGTCTTTCGTTAACACGCAATTCCCAAAAAGTATTATTCCACATTATACGAAGTTTCGAATATTAAATTTGAAAGTCGTATCCTGTACTGGTGAGGTATTAGTTGAAGTGTATTGTAAGACTGCAACATTACCGTATGAATCAAATGATAATGTTACCCCTAATGCTGTAGATTCTGTATAGTCATCTTCAAAGAAAGCGGTTCCGCCTGTTTGTGTGACTTTCATACTACCCATTCTAGTTTCATTGTTTCGCACCATAGTATAATCGATAATTGCACTTGATACTTCATCAAATGAAACTGTTGTGTTTGCCGCTACTGCTGTATTACCTGCTAGTGTTTCAATTGCACCTGGGTTGATATTTAGACTACCATAGTGCGAAGTTGTTGGACTAGTTATTCTACCATTGTCTTCCATTTCAATTAATGGATATAGAGCTATGTTTGCATCGTCTCTAGTAAATTTATCACTAATACTGTAGTTGTCATTGTTGCCCCAGTATAATACACTTGACTCAACTGCTAATTCACTAAATCCAACTTCACCAAAGTAGTTAAAAGTTGAAGTTATTGAACTACCATCGTTAGACTTAACACCGTAGTTACTAATTCTACTAAAGATACTGTTACTGACTGTCATACTTGTTGGAGCAACATTACTTGAATTCTTATCTGCTACAACACCATGATATACATGATCAAACTTAGAATGATCAATGGTAACACTTCTTATGTCGCCAGTACCATATATACCATATGACACATTTGCAAAGTCACAGTGTTGAATTGAAATATGTTCTGTTTTACTTACACTGTCTTGAATTCTAATACCTGCTTTTTCTGTACCAGCACCACCAAATGTAACACTGCCTGTAAAGCTCATTTTTTCTAGTCTAACATCACTGGCACTGTCAATTGCTATCAAGTGATTGTCTTGTGTTGTTTCTAACCCAATGTCTGTTATAGAAATCTGGAACGGATTTGTTCCAGTAATAGCATTACCTACCAGACCATTTTCATCTTTAAACTGTATTAATGGGTTTGATCCGCCCGTTTGTTTTAGGATTGAGCTCATAGGACCTTCACCTTTAATATGAGCATAACTAGGAATAGTAATGTTGCTAGAAATAATATATTCGCCTGCAGGAATATCTAGTATTCTTCTAGTAGCAATAGTTGTAAATTTGCTGGCTGGATATACTTGATCAATAGCTTTTTGTATTGCCGCAGTGTCGTCAGTTGTACCGTCACCTACAGCACCAAAGTCTTTTACACTAACATATTCATCTAGTTTATCTTGGAACTTTCTTAATATTGGGTGTGTAGCATCTGACCCTGTAACGCTTTCGTAACCAGACTCAGTACCTTTGAATGTATAACTTCTGATGATACTTAGAATATCACGGCTTGTGGTAACTATCTCAGTATTACCAACTTCAGGTGCGCCTTCTGCTAAGGTACCATTACCAATATAAAGTCGTTGAGTATCTACACTCCATCCCATCTCACCACTTGCTAATTGTGGTAGGTTTTCGTGTAGGCCACGTCGTACTTGTATTTTTGAAATTTGTATTACAGCCATGTTTCTAACCTATTGTTCTATTATCAAGTATTTATGCAAGTTTGTAATACTGCTCAACTCTTTCAAACCAACGTTCTTGCCACTTGTCCCATTCTGCACCTTCAATAGTCCAGGTTTGAAATTCATAGTCTTTTGAACACATAAGAATAGTGCCTGACTTGATATCAGTACCATGTACTTCGTTGTGTGCAGTACCATAGGCTGTTAACTGTAGGAAATAGTCTTCTACCCACTCGGTTTTCTTAGGTTTATTAGTCTGTTTGTAGTCAATTATGCAGGGTTTGCCTTTATAAACACCACAAGCATCAGTCGTGCCAGCATAT